GTTCATTTGGTGGTAATGGTGGCACAGCAAGTGGTACGTTTAATAGTTGCATAGGTATATCTCGGTCATTTGGTGGTGGCGGCGGCACAGCAAGTGGTACGTTTAATAGTTGCATAGGAAATGGGTCTCGGACATTTGGTGGTGGTGCCGGCACAGCAAGTGGTACGTTTAATCGTTGCACAGGTGGCACAGATTCATTTGGTAGTGGTGGTATTGGTGGCTCACTTAGTGGCTTTTTATATTATTGCAGACGAACAGTAGGGACATTTCCAACTGTATCAGGTAGTGGTAGAACTGTATTATGTATAGATGGAAATAACAATCAAAATAATCAATAACACATACAAATTAGATTTTAAATAAATAGCCACTTATAGAGTGGCTTTTTTATTATATAGAATAATTTTATATCTTTGTAAAAAATAAAATCAAATGGGAAAAGTTAAAGGAATGGGCGATGTTATTGAAAAAATAACAACAGCCACAGGAATTAAAAAAGTAGTAGATACTGTTTCGAAAGTAACAGGGAAAGATTGCGGATGTGGCAAAAGAAAAGAAGCCCTAAACAATCCTAATTTGCTTGTAAATAAAATGTTTAACAGTAAAAAATAAAAACCATGAAAAAAGTAGCTAAGGTAACAAAGAAGACAGCTTTTGATATTAAAGAAGCTAGCAATCAAAAATTAACTGCAAGTGCAAGAAACAACTATGCGAAAAACGCACAGGCGGCTATGAAAAATACTAAAAAAAAATAAGTTATGCCAAATTTAAAATTACAAGTAAGTAGGGCTTTAAATGTTATTAAGTCTAATGCTACAAATATCCCAATGCCAAGTTTTATTACATCTAGTGTAACAACTAGCACTGTTACAGATAAACTTGTAGACTCAACAAATAATTTTTCTAGTAGTGGAGTAAATCCATTAAACATTCAAATTGGAGATACCGTATATAACACTACAAGCTCTCTTGCAGCAACTATAACAAATGTAGATAGTGCTACGCAGTTAACTTTAAATCTTGATATAATGGTATCAGGTGATTCTTATATATTATATTCAGGAACAAATATGGCAGGCTCAATTGAGCCATGTGTATTATATGTTGGTGTAGGAGGAGATTTAGATGTTATTACAGCAGGCGGAGACAACATAGTTTTTGTAAATGTACCAACAGGTACATTTTTTCCTGTTCAAGTGATAAAAGTACAAGATACTACTACGGCTACAAATATTGTAGCTCTTTGGTAAGATGATACAAATAGGTATAAACATATCTGTAAAAGGTTCAGCGATATCAGGTCCATTACCACCTGCACCTGTAAATACTGTACTCCCTGTAATAAGTGGTACTACTACACTAGGTAGTGTACTAACTACTACGAATGGTACATGGATTAATCCTACACCTGTATTTACATATCAATGGAAAAGAAATGCTACTAATATAGGAACTAATTCATCTGCCTACACTTTAGTTTTAGCAGATTCAGGTGCTGCCATCACTTGTGTAGTTACTGCTACAAATGGAGGAGGTTCAGCATCCGCTACAAGTAATATAATCACGGCAGATAATTATGCATTCATCTCTACATTCAGGACTACAACGGTAAGTGAAACAGTTACTTTACCTTATGAAGTAGCAGGCACTTATTCAGGTACAATTGATTGGGGAGATGGTGGACCAACAAGCGTAAATAGTTATGCTAATAGGGCTCATGTATATGCAGTAGCAGGAGATTATGTTATAACAGTTACAGGAGTTACTACAGGTTTTAGATTTAATAATACAGGAAATAGAACAAAGATTAGAAGTATTCAAAATTGGGGTGGTTTGCGATTAGGTAATAATGGTAATTATTTTCAAGGCTGTACTAATCTAACTTTAACAGCAGTTAATGGAGTACTAGATACTACAGGCACAACAAATTTTCAAGCTATATTTCAAAGTTGTACTGCACTTACAACAATTAATAACATTAATTCTTGGAATACTTCAGCCGTTACAAATATGCAAAATATGTTTCAGCAAAGTCCTGCATTTAATCAACCATTGAGTTTTAACACAAGTGCAGTTACAAATATGGCTAATATGTTTTTGCTAGCTACTTCATTTAATAGTTCATTAATATTTAACACAAGTGCAGTTACTAATATGAGTGTTATGTTTTATAATGCAACATCTTTTAATCAACCATTAGCATTTGACACAAGTTCAGTTACAAATATGGCTAATATGTTTGAGTTATGTCCTGCATTTAATCAACCATTGAGTTTTAATACAGGAGCAGTAACAACTATGTTTCGTATGTTTGCAGATGCAACATCTTTTAATCAACCATTAGCATTTAACACAAGTGCAGTTACAACTATGAATGGTATGTTTTATAGGGCACTTGCATTTAATCAACCATTAACATTTAACACAAGTGCAGTTACAAATATGGGTGGTATGTTTCAGGCAACTACTTCATTTAATAGTTCATTAACATTTAACACAAGTGCAGTTACTAATATGAATACTATGTTTGGTAATACAACATCTTTTAATCAACCATTAGCATTTGACACAAGTTCAGTTACAAATATGAATCAAATGTTTGTTAATGCACTTGCATTTAATCAACCATTAGCATTTAACACAAGTGCAGTTACTAATATGTTTAACATGTTTAATGGTGCAACTGCATTTAATCAAAACATAGGTTCTTGGAATGTAGCAAATGTTACAAGCTTTTCAAACTTTATGGGAACTAAAACAGATTTAACTTTTTCTACTACCAACTTAGACGCTATCTATAATGGATGGACAACAGTGCAGTCAAGTATAACTATATCATTTGGCACAGCTAAATATTCAGCGGCAGGAGTAGCAGGTAGAGCATTCTTAACAGGTACTAAATTATGGACTATAACAGATGGAGGGCTTTAAGATGAATGAAATAAAATACCCAACAGAAACTACTTACTTTATTGCTTATACTGACACAACTACTTTCGGTTATGGTATAGTAAATTCTGACCAAGTTATGGACTCAGGACAACCCGAACTTTACACTACATTAAGCGAAGAGGAATGGTTAAATGAATTATTAACTGTATTTAATACTGACCCTTATTTTGTAGAAGAAGTAGAAGATGATGAGGTTAAAAATATAGAAGATTATGAAATCTAATTTATTAGCAATTTTGTATTTCGTGTTTGGCTTCATAACTTCGTTGTTTATGATGTTTCAAGGACAAGAAAACTATATTGTTTTTGGCGGTATAACATTATTTTTTTATTTAACGTTTAATATAACGGAAGCACTTGAAGAATTGAACTTATGAAAACACAACTATCTTTATTATTAATATCTATACAATCAAAACTTTTGACACTTATATCTATTTGCTTTGCATTTTTTTTACCTATATCAGGAATCTTAATAATGATAGGAGTATTAATAGCTATTGATACTTTTACAGGTATATGGAAAGCTAATAAGTTAAAAGAAAAGATAACTAGCAGAAAGCTATCATCTATTATAAGCAAGTTAGCACTCTATGAAGTTACTGTGATTATGTTCTTTTTGATAGACCAATTCATACTCAATGATATTATACTAACATTCTTTAGCGTGCCACTTATGCTCACTAAAGTAGTATCACTAGTATTAGCTAGTATTGAAGTAATGTCAATCAATGAGAACTATAAGATAGTCAAAGGTATAGACCTATGGCAGTCAATGAAGTTATTATTTGCTAGAGCTAAAGATATTAAAGACGATATAAACAAATTGAAATGACTAGATGGGAACTAACCTCTAAGTATGGTACTGCTAATATAACAGGTGCAGGATATTTAGTAAAGATTAAACTACCATATCCTATGCGTATAGCTTGGGACTTAGATAGCTCAGTAAATTCTATGATGTGTCATAAACTAGTAGCAGATAATTTTACAGCTGTATTCAATGAGCTACTTGCTACTTATGGATATGATAAGATTAAGGAGTTAGGTATAGATTTATTCGGTGGATGTTTTAACTATAGAAAGATGAGGGGAGGTACAGCATTATCCATGCACTCATGGGGTATTGCAATAGACCTAGATCCTGCTAGAAACTTACTTAAGGAATCATCGAAAACTGCAAGATTTGCTAGACCTGAATATAAGCCAATGATAGATATTTTTTACAAGCATGGCTTTATATCTTTGGGTAGAGAAAAGAATTTTGATTGGATGCATTTTGAAATAAAAGAGTAATGGCAAAAATAAAACTAGAGACAACAAAAAAGGTTAAGCCTAAAGTTAAGCGTACAAACGTACACGCAAAAAGCAAGACTTCTAAATTGAAGTCAAGTAAAAATTACAAGAAACTTTATTCAAGACAAGGAAAATGAGAAATTTTTTAGCAGGAACGAAAACAGGAAAGTCAAAGACAGCGAAGTATTACCAAGAGCATCCTGAAGCGAGAAAAAAGAAAGTAAAGTATGATATGAAGTATCATGATACTGAAGAGCGTAGAAAATACCGAAGAGATTTAGAGCGTACTAATAGAAAAAATGGTACAAGTGGAAACCACGATGGTATCGATAATGCGCATGTATCTAAAAACAAAACAACCCCTCAATCTCAAGCTAAAAACAGAAGTGATAAATCAAATAACTTCTTTAAAAAATAAAACATGTTTAGAGTATTACTATTATTATTTGTGCTATATGGTTGCTCTGCGCAATATCATTTAAACAAAGCTATTAAAAAAGGCTATACCTGTGAAGAGACAGGAGATACCATAAAAATAACAACATTAGATAGCATACCTGTGATTATTAATGATACTATAGTATGGGAGAAATTCATCACTACTAAGGATACTATTATTAAATACAATACTGTTTATGTTCCTAAAACTAGACAAGATAAAAGAATAGAGTATAAAATAAAAGTAAAAACTATATATAAAGATAGGATAGTTGAGAAGGCTCAAGCTAAGGCAGAAGGCAAAAAAAATCAACCAAAAAAGAATTTCTTTTGGCTTGGAGTTTTAGTCGGAGTATTACTTTCAATTATTATTTCCTCTCTTTGGAAAATATTTGTTAAAAAAGCATTACATTTGTAACTAACTTAAATTAAATAAAATGGAAAACAATGATATTAAAGATATTATTTTTGTAACAGAAGAAGAATTAAAAAACATCAGAGAAATGAATGGTGATTTTTCTAAAGCAAAAATGAATCTCGGTGATTTAGAATTGCAGAAGCAAAGCTTGATAAAATACATAGATAGTATCAAAGATGTTTTTACAAAACATGAAAAAATACTAATGGAAAAATATGGAGATGATGCTGTAATAAATATTGAGACAGGAGAAGTAACAAAAAAACAATAAAACAAAATGGGAAAAATAAGTACATATTCAGTTTTATCAACACCTACATTAAATGATAAGTTAATTGGTACTGATGTAACTACAAACAATGAAACTAAAAATTTCTTAATTAGTGATTTATTAGCTTTAGGCGTTGGTGGTACAGGAGCAACAGGTCCTCAAGGCCCACAGGGAATAGCAGGAGTTACAGGTCCTCAAGGAGCGGCAAGTACAGTGGCGGGTCCAATTGGCCCACAAGGCCTTCAAGGAATAGCAGGGGTTACAGGTGCTCAAGGAGTAACAGGGGCAACAGGTATTCAGGGAGCAGTTGGACCAATAGGTCCTGCGGGATTAAATTGGCAAGGGACTTATAATCCAACAGGCACATATGTTTTAAATGATGCTGTTGGATATTTAGGTGCTTCTTACTATAATATTTTACCATGTTCTTCATGTTCAGGTAATCCATCTTCAAATACTACAAATTGGGCTTTGTTAGCGAATATAGGCGCTACAGGAGCTACCGGCCCTACAGGTCCACAGGGAATTCAAGGTTTAGCCGGAGCAACAGGCTCTCAAGGGGTAACAGGAGCAACAGGCGCAGCAGGAGCACAAGGTATTCAAGGTATTCAAGGTTTAATAGGAGCAACAGGTCCACAAGGTGCAATAGGTGCTACAGGTGCTACCGGTCTTGCAGGAGCTACAGGAGCTACAGGAGCTACAGGAGCTACAGGCGCTACAGGTGCGGCAGGGGCAGGTGGTGTAACAACTGCAGGAACAAATATATCAATAACAGGATTAGGAACATTAGTAAGTCCTTACATTGTTAATTCTACGGTTCCATACAGTATCTATAAAGTGTTACTTAACATTAATAGCGGTATTTTTACTGTAACTCAATTAGAAAATACAATTGGGGACGGAAGTAATCTTAATCCCGGAGATATCGAATGGTCTAACCCATCTAATGGAAGTTTAAATGCAACTAAAACAGGTGCATTTACAAGTGGAAATGTTTTTATAAGTGTCCCAAGTATTCGTCAAGGTCTTACGCCTTATTTTCTTACCCCAAGTATAATAAGTGCAGATATAATCAATATAAGAATTTTTCTACATGATGGAACTTCTGCATTTACTCCAAATCTTCAAACCATACCTATTGAAATATTAGTATACTAAACATGGAAATAAGAAAAATTTCTGTTGGGCCTGACTATAAAGGAGGTGCAATGCATTATATCGTAGGACAAAAAGTTTTAAATGAAACGTATGAAATTCATTTAATTAAACTTGAAGACTTTACTCAATCTATAAAAATATTCATCATAAATGAATCAAATGAGATTCTTTTGTGGAAAGAATTTACACAGACTATTCCAATCTCTATTGAATACAATATATTTTATTAATGAAATCCCCATTTTATTTTATTGTTGAATCTTCAATAAATAAGAGGTACAATAATACAAAAACCATTAGTGGATTAGAAGTTATTACAAGCACATCTGAAGAAGACCATATATCTTCAAATAGATTTGCTAAAGTAATAGAAGTTCCATTAGGTTATAAAGGCCCGATATCTTCAGGAGATATATTACTTGTTCATCATAATGTATTTAAGTTTTATTATGACATGAGAGGAAATCAAAAAAGTGGTAAGAGTTTTTTTAAAGACGATAAGTTCTTCATTGAACCCGACCAATTCTATATGTATAAAAAAGATGGTGTATGGCATTCTTACGACAAGTATTGTTTTGTTAA